AGAGTTGCACGTACGGAAGATTTACAAAAGAAAAAACAATTAGCAGATTTAAAAATTATGTGTTTAGTGTTAGAACATAGTGATGCTGCAAAATTTTCCAATAGACAACATAAATATCCAGATGAGATTGACTATCTAGTTTCTTCTAAAGCAAGAAATATTTTTATTCGTAATTTATTATTAGATCAACAAGGTAATTCACTTTGTTTATTTCAATTAGTAGAAAAGCACGGTAAGGAGTTATTTAAAATTGTTAAAGAAAAAGCAGATAAAAACAGAAAAGTATTCTTTGTTTATGGAGGTACTGATACTGATATTAGAGAAGATATTAGAAAGATCACAGAAAAGTCGGACAATGCAATCATTATTGCTAGTTACGGCACTTTTTCTACTGGTATTAATATTCGCAATCTACACAACATTGTTTTTGCTAGTCCTTCAAAGTCTAGGATACGTAATTTACAAAGTATTGGTAGGGGTCTTCGTTTAGGAGATAATAAATCTAACGCAACTTTATTTGATATTTCAGATGATTTGTCCTATAATGGTAAGTCTAATTACACATTAGAACACTTTAAAGAAAGAATAAATACTTATACAGATGAAAACTTTAATTACGAAATACATAATGTTAAACTAAAGGACTAATATGCTAAGAGAAAACGAAAAGGCAAAGATAGTTAAACTGGTTACAGGTGAAGAGTTAGTTTGTGTTATTAAAGATGAAAACCAGATACCTAAATCATCATTAATTAGATTAGAGAAACCTCTACAAATAAAAGTTATACCTAAAATGTTTGTGAGTGGAAATCAGGAATATGTTGCACTTGTAAAATGGGCAAACTTTACTGAAGATAATTTTATTTCTATCCCAAAAGATAAAGTAATTACGATTGTTAATTGTACTATAGATTTTAGTTTAAAATATGTTGAGTCTTTAAAAAAACAAGATGAATATGAAAATAGAATAAAAAATGCAAAGAATCGAAACGTGCAGTTACAAGTTTTTAATGACGAAGAAGACGAGGAAGATGAGTTTGATTATGATATGGATCCTCCTTCAAAGAGTATTCATTAGTACCTAGCATCTCATTAAAGCAGCACATAGTGATTATACAGAATAAACCAAAATTTGTCAAGTCAAAATGCAAAAAAGTGAGTGGTATATAAAAGTAACTTATAATAGCGATAACTGGAAAAAGTATTGTGAATTAAACTATGTATTTAAAGGTACTACACAATCATTAGAAAATAGAATTTTAAAACACTATAAAGAGAACTATGAAGACTATGGAAAAGCAGAAGCAGTTGAAGTAGAATTAATTACAAAAAGTAGGGATATGACTTGACTTTTTCCCAATATATTGATATTATAATAATATGACAAAATCAAATAAAAAACCAGAACATTACGTTAATAATAAAGACTTTCTTAATGCAATGACTGAATGGAAAAAAGAGTGTAGAAAAGCAAAAAGAAAAGGTACAATTGAACCACCTGTTACTAATTATATAGGTGAATGTTTTTTAAAGATTGCTAATCACTTGTCTTACAGACCTAACTTTATTAACTATACTTTTAGAGATGAGATGATTAGCGATGGTATTGAAAACTGCTTACAATATTTAAGAAATTTTGATCCTAAAAAATCTCAAAACCCTTTCGCTTACTTTACTCAAATTATTTACTATGCGTTTATTAGACGTATTCAAAAAGAAAAGAAACAATCAGAAATCAAATCCAGAATAATAGATGAAGCAAATTTAGATGATCTAGTATTACAACCTGGAGATCAAGGAGAATTTAACAATCAATTTTTAGATTATTTGAAAAAGAATAAACCTATTATTGAACCATCACCAAAAAAGAAAAAGACAAGAAAGACAAAATCAAAAACCGAAAAATTATTTAGTTAGTTATGAATAAAATTGCTGTAGTAGGCGGAGGAACTGCTGGTTTAGTTTCCGCTCTTATATTAAAACGAAAGTTTTCCAATTTAAAAATAGATGTTATACGATCTGAAAAGATAGGTATTATTGGTGTAGGTGAAGGTAGTACTGAACACTGGAAAGAGTTTATGAACTTTGTTGGTATTTCAGATCAACAACTAATACAACATACAGACGCTACACCTAAACTAGGTATTATGTTTGAAGACTGGAATAAGAGACCTTACTTTCAATCTATACAAAAAGAATATGATATTAAAATGGGACAGTATCATAGTGGATATGGTTACTTTATAAAAGACAATGTTCCACCTTTACGACTTGGTCAAAAATATTACGTAGAAAATAATTTACCAAAAGCAGAAGTAAGAAATTTTTTATTACAAAACACTTCTCCAGCAAATCAATATCATTTTAATACAGTTAAGTTAAATGAATTTTTATCTCAATTGTGTTTAGAAAGAGGTATCAATATTATTAATGACGAAGTTAAAGATGTTGTTATAAACGAAGAAGGTATTGATAAACTTATAGGTGAAAGATATGAACACAACTATGATTTTTATGTTGATAGTACAGGTTTTCAAAAATTATTAATATCTAAATTAGGTGCTAAGTGGCAATCATATAGTCAATATTTAAAAATGAATGAAGCGATTGCTTTTCAAACTAAAGATACAGACAACTATAATAGTTGGACTCTAGCAAAAGCAATGAGTGCTGGTTGGATGTGGAGAATACCAGTTTGGGAACGTTGGGGTAATGGTTACGTATTCGATAATAATTACATCAATGCTGAACAAGCAAAAAAAGAAGTAGAAGACTATCTTGGTTATGAGATTACTATAGGTAAAAATGTAACTTTTAATCCTGGTTGTTTAGACAATGTTTGGATTAAAAACTGTGTTGCAATAGGTTTAAGTGCTAACTTTGTGGAACCTTTAGAAGCGTCTTCTATTGGAACATCAATACAGCAAGCATTTTTATTAGTACATTATTTACCTAACTATAAAAAAACAAAAGGTATTGAGATTTATAATAAAAAGATTAATCACATAATGCACAACATTAGAGATTTTATTATTCTTCATTATTTGAATGAAAAGAATGATACACCTTTCTGGTCAGAATTAGATAGAACTAATATACCTGATAGTTTAAAAGAAAAGTTAGAAGTATGGAAACATAGATTGCCTATTTCTGAAGACTTTGAAAATTCAAACTATTATCTATTTACAGCAGCACATCATTTATTAGTTTTATATGGTAACAATCATTTTGATGTTGGTTCTATAAGACAAGAGTATGATATGATGTCAGATGAAATGAAAAACATTACTACAAATACAATTACTAATACACAAGCATATGACTATATGCCAACAATTACAAACAAAGAATATATAAGAATGGTGAGAGAATTAAAGATATGAAGATTGCATTATTAAACGATAGTCATTGGGGATCTAAAAATGATGCTAAGTCACATTTAGATCATCAGGAAAAGTTTTATTATGACGTATTCTTTCCTTATCTAAAAGAAAACAATATTAATACATTAGTACATTTAGGTGACGTTATTGATAGAAGAAAATTTATAAACTTTAATACAGCATATAGATTTAAAAAATTTATGTTTAAGTTATGGGAAGAGAAGATTGATACTCATATTATATTAGGTAACCACGATACTTATTTTAAAAACACAAATGAAGTTAATTCAATAGACGCACTATGCAAATCTTTTGATGGTGTGAATGAACCTTGGATATATCACGGTCCTAAAGTTGTTACGTTTGATGGTGTAGATATATTATTTTTACCTTGGATATGTGATGACAATTATAAACAATCGGTAGAATCAATTGAAAATAGTAAAACTGATTTATGTTTTGGTCATTTAGAAATAAAAGGTTTTGAAATGCACAATGGATTAAGATCACTTCACGGTTTAGATTCAAAGGTATTTAAGAAATTTGATAAAGTAATTTCTGGACATTTTCACACAAAATCAGATGATGGTCAGATACATTATCTAGGAACACAGTACGAATTGAATTGGTCAGACTATAAACAGACTAAAGGGTTTCACATTTTTGATACTGAAACAAGAGAGATTGAGTTTATTAAAAACCCACACACATTACATAATAAATTAGTATATGATGATACTAAAAATGATTATAAAACTTTTGATTTAACACCATTTAATAATCATTATGTCAAAGTTATCGTTATTAGAAAAGACGATCCAGAGATGTTTGACAAATTAATTGAAAGATTGTATAATGAAGTTAATGTATATGAAGTACAAATTATAGATGATTTTACATCTATAAAAGCAAGTGTTAGATCAGATATTTTAGAAATGGGTGAAGACACACATACATTTTTAAACAATTATATAGATCAATTAGACATTGATTTAGATAAACAAAAACTGAAAGATTATATAAAAGAATTATATGTTGAAACAGAGTCAAATACATAATCTTTGGAATAATCCTATCTGTATTAGTATAGTTGAAGATAGTATATCAAAACCTTTAAATGATAAACTTATGGATTTTCTTTTAGAATACGAGAAGACAGGTAAAGGGCAAAAACGAAGTAATAGAGGTGGGTATCAAACTCTACCTTGGTTGTGTTTTGAACAAGAGTGTATGGACGATAGAATACAAGAATTAAAAAATGTTATTATAGAATCTTTTAAAGAAGTATTTCCATCACAATTTACAGGTTCTTGGTATCAGTTATGGGGTAGTATGAACAGACATAATGATTATAATGATTTACACACTCACGGAAATTCTGATATATCAGGTATCTATTATGTAAGAACACCAAAAAACTGTGGTAGATTAGTTTTTAAAGACCCACGTCCTGCTGCTGAATTTAATTCTTTTATATACAAGTTATCATCAACATCTGGTGATATGTATCAAGTTGATCCTGTGGAAGGTATGATAATTTTCTTTCCTAGTTATCTTGCTCATATGGTAAGACCTAATGAAAGTAAAGAGATTAGAGCAAACTTTAATTTTGATTTTAAAATGAAGATGGCAGATGACCCACTTGACCCTAAAGATGGAGTTATTGATCCACAAAAAAATAGTGATTGGAAAAAATGATAACATTTAAAACAATAAAATTTAAAAACTTTCTTTCAAGTGGTAATCAGTTTATAGAAATTGACTTGACTAAATCAAATGCAACACTTATTGTTGGTAATAATGGTGCTGGTAAATCAACCTTACTTGACGCACTATGTTTTGTTTTATTTAACAAACCATTTAGATTTATAAAAAAAGAACAAATGGTCAATACAATAAACAATGGTGATACACTAGTTGAGTGTGAGTTTGAAGTAGGTACAAATCAGTTTAAAGTAATTAGAGGTATTAAACCTAATATCTTTGAAATATATCAAAATGGACAACTACTTAATCAGCACGCTAACAATGTAGATTATCAAAAGACACTTGAACAAAGCATAATGAAATTAAATTATAGATCATTTATTCAAGTTGTACTTTTAGGAACCTCATCTTACGAACCTTTTATGAGGTTAAAG